AATTGAGATTCGCGAACGCATTCAGCAAATACGCGAGGAGGTCAACTGTCGGTCGCTCATGGCAATCGACGAGAAGCGCGACCTGCTCCGGCAAATGGCTGAGGGAAGCGTACCTACCAAAATCGTCCGGAAGGGCGATGGCACGGTTGAGGCGACCTTCGACCGACTCGCCGCGCTCCTCGCCGACGCCAAGCTCGCTGGCGAATTCGCGCCGGAGAAGCTCCAAGTCGAGAACGAGAAACTCAACCTCACCTTTGAACTCTACGGTCGCAACAGTCGCCCGCCGAAGGAGTGGCTCGAAGCGGAAATCGTTGAGCCAAAGGTCATTTCGGGAAGCGCAAAGGCACCGATGGACTTGTCCATGTACAAGGTCGAGCCGCGCTCCGGAACGCCGAGCCTGACCGAGGTGATGGCGACGCCAAAAACTTAAGGGATTGTAGCTCAGAGGTTAGAGCGTGCGACTCATAATCGCTTGGTCGCGGGTTCGATTCCCGCCAATCCCACCAACTTTATGGAAATCAACCTGATAGCAAAATACACTGGTATTCAAGCTCCTGCCGGACTTGCAGTGCTCGCCCCCAAAACGCTGCCGCGCTCCGGCCCCACAGGGACGATGGGTTCAGCGCAGCCTCCCGACAAAATCATCCCCGCCGGAGCGGGCATCTACGGGCCGGACGGCAAGCTGCCATCCATCCAAGGCACTGGACTTGAGTTTCTTGCATATGCATAAAATGACTCGCGAAGAGATTGAACGGCTTTGCAAAGACGCGGAAGTCGAGTTGTTGCTCGCGGACGGACTCGACGGGGCATTCGTTGGCTGGCTCGACGGAGACCCAATCATCGGCCCGCCCCCTCGCGCAGTGTACAGTAAGCTGCTTTGCATCGAGTGCCTTGTCGAGCGAGGCATGGACTGGGACGAAGCCGTTGAGTATCTGGAATTCAACACGTTCCAAGCCTACGTTGGGCCACAAACCCCGCTGTTCCTCAATTGATAACGCCCGTCCAACGCGCACTGGCCGCTGCCGAACGCATCCGTGCTGCTGCTGAGGCCGATGAGGAGTCCGGCATCCTTCACGCTGCCGGAATCATCCTGCAGAACTTCTCGACGCTCCGAGGACAAAGGAGACTGACGCTTGAACAAGCCGAAGACGTTGTGCGGCAGTACGTTATGGCACTGCTCAACAACGACCAGTTTGAGGCTGCTGCCACAATCCTTTGGGGTTCAAGCGCATACGACTGGACTCCGCTCTCATCTCGCGAGACTTGGCGTTGCCTGTTTGAGCACGACAAGCTCCTCATTCAGGGGGCGGGAGCGATGGGCAAATCGTATGGGGCCGGAGCATGGTTTTACCTCGACTGGTATCGAGACCCTGCGTGGACAGCAATCAAGGTCGTCTCGCTGACGCGGGAGCACGCGGAGCGCAACATATTCGCGTCCATCCGCAACTTTCACCGGAGCGCGTTGGTGCGCCCGCTGACCGAGGTTGCGGACGACCTCCAAGGGTCGTTGCAGGTCACGGCAGACAGCAAGCAAGGCATTCACCTTGTCGCAATCCCAAGGGGCGAGAGCGGGCACGGTACGCTGCGTGGGTTCCATCCGTCGCCGAGGTCTGGGCCGGAGCATCCGCGCTGGGGGCGTTTGAGCCGCACCCACGTCGTCCTCGATGAGGCTGAGGAGATTCCGGCGGGAGTCTGGGAGGGCATCAACAACATCCTCTCCACGGTCGATTTAAAGCACGACAGAAACCGCGTCAAAATCTTCGCCGCGAGCAATCCCAAAGACCGAACCTCCGACTTCGGCCAACGCTGCGAGCCGGAGCGGGGCTGGGGGAGCGTCGATTGTGAGGAGGACTGGGAGTGGGAGTCCGGCATGGGATTCCACGTCCTGCGCCTTGATGCTGCACGTTGCGAAAACGTAGTCGAGAGGCGCATAATCCACCACGGTCTACAGACTTACGAGGGCTTTATGTCGTACATGAAGCGGGGACACACTGCTGAGGCGATGACGATGGCTCGAGGCTGGTTTCCGGAGGAGGGCGCGGCGATGGCAATCATCGGCCCAAACCTCATGGACAAGGCGATGGGCATCGTGCGGTTCATCGGCCCTGTCGTCCCGCTGGCGGCGTTCGATTTGGCTCTGGAGGGCAACGACAAGGTTATGTGTTCCCACGGTCGTTACGGGCTTTCGGACGGCTGGAAGGGGCTGGATGGCACGTTCAAAGAGTTTCCGGATGGGCCGCGCAACGTGCTGCAACTCGACGCGCAGATGCCCTTCCCGAAAAAGCCGACGCTCGAACAGGCCGAGGCAATCGCGGCCTTTTGTCGCGAGATGAAAATCGCGCCATCCGGCCTCATCGTTGACCGCACGGGCAACGGAGCGGGCATCCACGACGTGCTCTGCTCGCGATTCGGCGAGGACACAATGGGGCTGAACTTCAGCAGCGCGGCTTCCGACATACCAATCTTCGCCGACGATAGTCGCTCGGCATCAGAGCTTTACAACGGAGTTGTCACGGAGCTTGTCTTCGGCGTCGCACGCTGGGTCGAGTTCGAGTACCTCAAAATCCGGCACGGTCACATTTCCGCCGACCTTGTAAGTCAGGCAACTGCACGCAGATACAAACAAAAGGGGCTTGGGCTTGTCCGCGTAGAAAGCAAGGAGGAGTACTGCAAAAGAACACGCAGACCATCGCCCGACGCGCTCGATTCGCTATCTCTGTTGGTTTATCTCGTCCGGCATCGATTTGGAGTCGAGCAGAGGATGCTTAAAGAAAAGCCTCAGACAGAGCGTTTTGTGCATCGCTCCGTCATCGATGAATCAAACATCTTCGTGGACTTCAGCGATTAGCGTGTTGACTCACGGTGCGCTACAGTGCATAAGCAGTGCTCGTCAACTGACGACATAAATATATGACCAGAATCGAAAAACTACAGGAGCGGTGGGCGAAAGTTGAGTCCGTCGCTGAAGCAAGGAAAACAGCAACCATCGCCGAGATTGCACAAAAGTACGGAATCTCCGGCGTGACTGTTTCAAACTGGACGCGACTGCACGCGCTCGGTTTTGAAAAGGCTTGTGAGTTGCTCGCGCCGAAAGGTCGGAAAGCTGTTCGCAAAGGGCCGAAAGCGCGTCTCGCTCAGGCAGTTACGCTGCTTAAGAAGCTCGCCGAAACGCACATCGACGCACAACTCGTCGCGCAGGTAAACGCTTTCGTTGAGGAAGTTACGACAGCGAAACCCGAACCTGCCCTCGCGTAACAAACCTTGCGACACCTGCCGCTCGCGGTCACGGGTAATGCCGATGGCGACGCATAAGAGTGGTGTGACAGGCCGGAGAGACGGCCAAAAAACATGAATACATACATCGGCACCAAAATTATTAACGCCAAGCCAATGACGCTTGGTGAGTACAACGACCTGCGCGGTTGGACGACGCTGCCAGACGGGAATCCGGCAAAAGAGGGCTATCTCGTCGAATATACGGATGGCGGAACGCCAAACCACTCCGACTTCGATGGCTACATCTCTTGGAGTCCTAAGGAGGTTTTTGAGAGGGCGTATCGGCTAGTGGAGGGGATTACGTTCGGAGCGGCCATCGAAGCCATGAAGCTTGGCAAGCGCGTTGCACGCGCTGATTGGAATAAGGGGATGAATCTGCAAATTGTGTCGGGAATGATTGTCCTCAGTGGTTGGCTTGCTTCGCAAACGGATATGCTCTCCGAAGACTGGTATATCATAGAGTAATTATGGGAGGCTACCCTGTACAAACCATTACAAGACAATGTACTACGTCAAACGAAACGGACGCGAAGTCGAAGTCGCGTTTAGGGGCAAAAGGAAAGCAGTCGAAGTTATACTCGCAGTCGCAAAATCCGAAGGTGGAGTCACCGAGTTTGCCGAGTACGCGGGAGGCAAGGGGGCGTGGATTTGCTCGCCGGAAAACCAATACGACATCCGACGCCATGACATTAAATGACCTTGAAGCTGCCGTCCGGCAGTGGTCTGAGGAGCGCGGCATTTACGAGCATTCGACGAGTCTCGCGCAGTTTATGAAAGCCGTCTCGGAGGTCGGCGAGCTTGCCGATGCGCTCATGCGGGCGGGCAAGTCCGATGGCGTTGCAGCGGCGTTCAACCGTGATGCAATCTCCGACGCGATTGGAGACATAACGGTCTGCCTCATCAATGTTGCTCACCTTGAGGGCTTTAGCTTGCAGTCTTGCCTTGGTGCCGCATGGGAGCAGATACGCAACCGCAAAGGCAAGATGTTGCCATCAGGCGTTTTCCAAAAGGAGGCTTAATGGTAAGCAGACCACTCAACGAGTTCGACGACTGCGACGACTTTGATGGCACGCAGCACCTGCCGGATGGTATCAACGGTGCGTACCATCACAAAGAGTCCGCAAGCGAGAGCCAAGAACAGCCCCATGAGCTTGAGACTGCGCAGAAAATCATGCGCGATGCAGCGAAGTTTGTGTTACATAGCCAAAACTTGGATGCTGTTGTAACTATCTGCGCCAAAGCATCTAATGGAGAGGCAAGCGTCGCTGTCAACATCGGACAAAAAACATTCGATGCTGATTTGTTGAAATGCATTGCATCCGAACTGATTAGAGCGACTCAGCAAATCATTGATAAAGAGGAAGAAAGCGAATGATGTACACGTTCGCTGGGGAACTCCCTCGGCATCAGTACGTTTGGGTGGACTCGCGATTCACGCACATCAAACCACAGGGATTCATCCCTGCGGTTTGGTTCGCAATAACATCCACGCCAGCAAGGATGTGGGGATGCTCGGTGATGCTTGAGAGCGGAGCCATTTACAGGGGGCTTCCGCTGCACGCACTCGCAAGCCGAGAGCGTCCCGTTGATGGGTGGGGGCCACGCGCATCGCAGGAGTGGGGATGCTACGGCTGGCAGTTCTCGACAATAGCGTACACCTACCTCTGCGGACTCCCGCTCGTCGCTCAGTGCGGCAACCGAAAGTTTCAAGGCGAGTACGTCTTCACCGCTGCCCCATTCAACGACGGGTTTTCAGACGAGCCGGAGCAGTCGAAAGAATTCGTGTTCGCGGCACTTGACAATGGGAGATTTACTAGTCAGCCGACGAACCGAGTGGTATTCAGTGAGCGGTCGTTTACGAGCGAAGCAATCAAGTTCCCGTCCGGACTGAAGCGGGCGCGTCATAAATACTCTGTCGAATGAGCAAAAAGAAGCCATACCAAGTCGAAGAAACAAACCTGTCTGCGTTAACTCGTTACGCATTCAACCCGCGCACACACACCGATTCGCAAATCGACCTCATTGCGGAGTCCATAAAGCGATTCGGCTGGACGGTGCCAATACTCGTTGACGAAAACAACCGGATTGTGGCTGGTCACGGTCGCGCTCTCGCAGCGAGCCGACTGGGCCTTGAAAAGGTGCCATGCATCCGGCTTTCCGGCCTGTCTGAGGCCGAGATTCGGGCGTACACCATCGCAGACAACCGACTCGCCCAGCTTTCGGCGTGGGACGACGACGTTCTGTCCTCGGAACTCGATGCGATTCTGGAGGCAGACCCGTCGTTCAAGACGGTCGTCGGATTCACAGAGCAGGAGATTGCGGATATGATTGGCTCGCCAGCGGAAGTGCCTGAGCCTAAAGAGGAAAAGCCGAAGAAAGATACGACGATTTGCCCGAAGTGCTTGCATGAGTTTGTGTTATGAAGCTGATTCAAGGAATGATGCCCCCGAATGGATTTCACTTCCCAGAAGGGAAAGTGATTTTAAGGGCTGGTTCCCTTCAAGAATTGGTGAGCGTTGTTGAGGCGTATCGCGCTGAAAATGACATTCCATACAAAGACGTTGAGCCGGAGATACATGAGTATTTCTGTAGCCGTTGGCCTAACTTTTGTCATTTTTATGACAATGAACAGGCTTTACAGCAGCCATTTGTTTCTCCTGTAGCGCAACCGACGCTTTTGAATGACCTGCAAGCATGGTCGTCGTCGATAATCAATCAGCAAAATGAACCGCTTGGTGTTGATGCGGGCGTCGCAGAAGCGCGGGCTGAGATTTGCAAGCAGTGCGACCACAATGTGAAGTGGAAGAGCGGATGCGGAAGCTGCATCAATGCGGTCGAACGAACGACGGCTGCAATCCGCTCCGCGAGGGACACAACGACGAGCAAAAAACTTGGAGCGTGCAACGTCATGCGGCACTGCAACCGCACCGCTGTTTGGCTCGACAAAACCGCTTTCCTGAATCCTGCAAGTCCGCTTCCCAAAGCGTGCTGGCTCAACCAATAACGATATGGCAGACGTAGCAAAACCCTTCGACCCAAGCATTACGGACAAGTTCGCGGACAAAGCACCTCGCATTGAAAACGTCGGGGATAGGCCGCGTGGGCTGCGTCTTGATGTCAGTGACAAAACGAACGACAGCAACGATACCGTTGACCCAAAGACGCTAAAGGTTCGACGCACGTTCCGCGACGCCGCTCAGGCGTATTCGGCTTATAAACGCCTGAAACAGCAGAACTTGGAGCGCAACCGCAAAAACCAGTTGATTCAGAAGAAGTTAAACAACGAAACTCCATACGAGCCGAAGAAGCTGGAGAGCATGGGCCAAAACTGGCGCAGTAATCGCCCGACCGGATTCCTATCGACGATGGCTGGCCGCGTTCAGGCACCGTTCAAGGCGACGGTGGAACAGGCTGCTTCCCTGACGTTTGCAAAGTACCCTATCGAGTCGGTTGACTCGGAGCGCAAAACGAAAATCTTCCGCGAAGAGATAACCAAGTGCATTCGGGCTTGGCGCGGCTTTGATGACCTTGTGGCGCAGGTTGTGCATGAAAACACGGTCTTTGGTTATTGTGCGTTGATTTGGGACGATTTGCGCGACTGGAAGCCCGACTTCCTCCGGCAGGACTACGTTTTCTTTTCCGTCGAGCAGCCGCAAGTGTCTGATGCGACGCCCATTTTTGCACGCAAGCGTCGGTATCTCATCGCCGAGTTGTTGCCCGTGCTGGAGGTTCCGGACATTTCGGTGATGGCGGGATGGCACCTCAAAAACCTCATCAAAGCCATCAACAGCGCGACGCCAACAGGCCGCTCGCTCGATAGCAACGACGACGCCCGCCGCGTCGAAGATTGGATTCGTGAGGGCAGTTACGGGGCTTCCTACGAGTCGGATGCAAAGTACGTTGACTTGGGCGAGGTCGTTGTTCGTGAGCCGCATGGGCGCGTCTCTCGCTACCTCGTTGACGACAAAACGGGCGACGAAATCTGCACCCAGCTTGACCGCTACGCAAAGATGTCGGACGCGCTCGCGCTCTTCTCTGTCGATATCGGGAATGGGAACTTGATGTCTTCTCGCGGCGTTGGGCGCGACCTTTACAACACGCACGTCGCCATCGACAAGTCGCGCAACCTTGTAGTTGACAACACTTTAGTGCGCTCTTTGCTGCTCCTAAAGAAGGGGCCGCTTGCAAAGCCAAACATTGCTCCTCTCACGGTTAGCAACCCAATCGCAATAGTTTCAGAAGGTTACGAAGTCATCCCACAGTCGCCTCCTGCCGACATTCAGGACTTCATCATGCTCGACAACTTCCAATCGAGACTCGCTGAAATCCAGATTGGTACGTTCTTGCCGTCGTCGGCGATGAACCAAGGCGACCCTAAAACGGCTTCGGAAATCAATCGCATCGCCTCCATCGAAAACCAGATTCGCGAAGGCATCCTGACGCGCTTCTCGCGGCAGTTCTCGCTCGCTGTCGAGCGGATGCAGCGCGGCATCGCCCATCCAGAGCACATTAAAGCTGCTGCCGACCTCAAACTGAAAGTCGATTTGGCGAGGCAGGTTGACCCGAATGCTGTTTGGGCGAGGCGTGAGGTGGTCGATGCGTTCGAGCAGTCTTCAATGCAGATGCCTCCGTTCCTTGTGGCGTTTGAGGTGCCGCGTCATCTCGACGAAGATGCGGTCAACTGTTGCTATCAGATGATGGAGCGCAACCTGCCTCCGTCTGACATTTTGCTCATGGCATTCTCGCCAGCCGCTGAACTGAACCCAGATACGACGGCTCAGGATTTGCAGATTCTCGACCTGATGATTACCAAGTACATGGGCAATCCGAACATCGACCAAGACAAGTTGATGAAGCTGGATTGGACGCGCAAGCTGGGCGAGACCATTGCAAACGAAGTCATCCTTCCGAAAGACTCTGTTGAGGCGATTGCAATCGAAGCGACTCGCCAGCAAATTATTGAGTTGCAATCGATTATCGCTGGTCAGGAAGTCCCGATTTCTCCTCGCGACAATGATATGGTTCACCTCAACACGATGGCTGCGAAGCTCGCTCCGGTGATTCAAAACATTCCGCCAAACGGACTTCCGCCAGAGGGAATCATGCCGCTCGTCGCGGCCTTTGGACATTTCGCGCAGCACATTCAAAACGCCGAAGCCAAAGGAGCACCTCGCGAGCAGTTGGAGCCGTTCAAAGAGCTTTACAAGCTGGCCGCGCAACAGATTCAGCGCGGGCAAAATGTTCCGCCGCCGCCAGATATCGAGCCAGCAGCCGCTCCTCCAAGAGGCGGAGGTGCTCCGCGTCGCCCAAGCGCAGCAATGCAAGGAGTTGCTGGAGAGGCGTATACAAACCAAAGCGGCCCATCGCAGAATCAAGTCATTTCGGAGATTTCCAATCCGCCAAAACCGCAAACATCAGCAGTATAAACACATATGTGGAAACCAGAAGACACAACGCTTTTGCGCGATTACAACGCAAAAGCAAAAGGGAAGCTCGTCGAGTTTCTTAAATCGCAGTGCCCGCCTGTTTTAGGCACTAACATTGAAGAGGTTGCCTTGGAGGCAAAATACAAACAGGGCTACGAGCGAGCCGTGGACATTATCATGGGGCTGCTTAAAGCGCAGGATGAAGACAACGACGGGGGAACCAAACACGCGCAGATGTAATTATGGACGGAGCCGAAGATGATTTTACGGTAGAAAATCTCGATGCTGAACCAATCAGCGCAGATTTAGATTCGCACATCGACTCGATGCTGGATGCTGCCGAAGCGGCTAATTCCGGCACGTCAGGCGACAACACGTCGGAAGGAGGACTCGCTGAACAGGCTCAGAAGCTCGCTGAATCTCAGCAGCCAACGCCCCCTCAACAACAACAGCAAACGCCTGACGACGACATCGCTGCAATCGCAGAGCCGGAGGGCATGAGCGAGAAGAATCGCTCGAACTGGCAGAGGCTCCGAGAAGCAGCCGCGACGTACAAAAAGCAAGCCGCTGAAGCAGAACAGCTTAGGCAGCGCATCGCGGAGCTTGAAAAGGGGCAACCGCAAACGACTGCGCCGGAGGACTATGAGGAACTCAAAAAGTTCAAGGCGACGTTCGACATTCAAAATGACCCATCATTCCGGCAGAAGTTCTCTGACCAAATCGACAAGGCATCGCAAGGGATTTACGGGCTGCTCAAGAAGTGGAAAGCGAGCGATGAGACAATCACTGCGATTCAAAACGTGGGCGGGCCGAGCAAGGTTCCGTTGTCATGGTGGAAAACCAACGTCATCGACAAGCTGGCTGCTTCCGAAGAGACCTATCTCGACGCTCGAAAAATCGAAAACGCGCTGGCGCAACTCGATGACATCGAAGCCGAGATGCAGTCCGAGATTGAAAACGCAAAGCAGAATGCGGATGGGTGGTACAAAAACAAGATGGAGGAGTTCCAACAGAACTTTAACAAAAACCACGAAGAGGCTTGGAAGCACGTTGACGAACTGACCAAGGACATTCCCGCCTTCAGATACAAAGAAGTCCCGCAAAATGCTTCTCAAGAAGAGCTTGCGAAAATCAACTCGCACAACGAATACGTTAAGGACTTGGAGGGCAAGTATATGTCTGCTCTCTACCCGAAGACGGTGAAGGATGCAGCGACGGTTGCAGCAGCGGCGACGCTCTCGCACATTCTGACGCACCAGTTGGAGGTCGAGCAGAAGGAAAAGGCTTCGTTGCTCGCCGAGTTGAATCAACTTCGCGGGCGGATGGGAGCCGTGAGCGGAGCGGGCCGGATGCCGAAGTCAAACGCATCAACTGTTGTTGCTCAACCGCAAGTGTCTTCTGCATCGAGGATTAGCATGAATTCACTTGATGCAATCGAGGCAGGGCTGAGTGAAGCAGAGAGATAAATACAACCATGAAAATAATTCGTACAAAAACAAAAGACATGAAAGAAGGCGAAGAGCCTTCCTTTAACCCATTTGGAACAGATTTTGATGAAGTGCAAATGCCTGAATCAGAACAAGAAGCATTGCCTCAGCCTCAAGCCGAATCAGAGCCAGAGCCGGAACCTGAAGTGAAGCCAGAGCCGGAGCCTCAGCCCGTTGAGCGAAAGCGCAAATCACTCGCGATGAACGAGTCGAAAACCGAGCGCGGCAACAATCGATTCACGCCGGACTGGGAAGGGCGCGAAATAACGCTGGGCCTTCCTTGGGTGCATGAAGCGAGCAAGCGCACGCTCATCGCATTGCTGGCTCTTGCTGTTGATTGTGGCAAGGAGCGGTTGCGGATTGATTGGGAGTTCTCGCAGGACACTGTTCACGACGCGAAAAACAGCATCTGCGACCGATTCCTCAAGGAAGCTGAAAGCCAGTGGCTCTTCCTGCTCGGCGAGCAATACACGCCCGCTGTTGGGCGAGCGGGAGTGCTGCGCGGGCTTTTTGTTGAGCGTTCCAAAACATTCTCTGACGATGTTTTAGAGCGTCACGTTTTAAAGCGAATGTTTGCGGCTGGGAAAACCGTTGTGGGTGCGCTTGTTGGCTCACCTCGCAATGGACTCTTAAAAGCCGATTCAGCCATCCGAGCAGAAATGGCTGATGCTCTTCCGAATCGCGTTGAAGGTGTAAAATGGACTAGCAGCGACTGTATGCTCATCCATCGCAGTGCGCTTCAGGACATTATAAAGACATTCCCTGCGCGAGCGATTGACAACAAGCCGTTTCAATTCTTCACGCCTCAACCAGAACTTACTGGTGATGAGGCATTTTGCAGGATGGCGCAAGCTAGTGGGCATATCCCGCACATCGATTTGGCAATCCCAGTTTTCTAGGCTGAGAAGCAAATCAACCTCCGCTCCTTTTTGGGGCGGGGGTTATTTTTTTGTCGATTCATCAAAAAAGCCTATTGACCTCAATCGAGGTTTGAGCTAGTTCCAGAAATAGCTCGGCGCACTCCCTCCGAATGGGAGCGACTCGCAGGTGTCAAAATGACCTGCAAATCAGGCCGCAACAACTGCCCAAGCGTGCCGTGGGCGTGAACCAAACTGCCATCATCGATGGCACCGCTTTGTATCGCGCCATTTTTTTGCGAACGAAGCAAAAAGCTCTAACTCTCTTAAAATCATATGCCTAACGATTGTATCAATATTGACGTAGCCAACAACTTCGCAGCCAAAGACACCAACCGTATCGTTGGTCAAATTGCGAAGACGCTTGCTCGCAAGAGCCCATTCATCAACGTGCTCGACGGGGGGACGTTGCCGAATGTTTCTGAAACTGTACGGAGCGTCGTGCAGGAAATGTCGTATCCAAACTCCGTATCGAACATCGCTTCGCCGACGTTCACGGATGACATTTCGATGTGCGGCATCGGCGCAACGCCTGATGACGTTGGCTCGACCGAGTATTCGTTCAAGCTTGAAACGCTGCGCGGACGCGGCCCCCGCGTTTGCGTAAAGACCGCTCGAACGGCTTTCAAGAACGCCTACCTGCAAGCGCAAATCTCTCTGGAGAAGACGATTCTGCAAATCATCAATGCGGACATTCGCTTCCAACTCCAGAAGATGTGCGGAATCAAGTACGTCGTCAAAGCTGCTGAAACCTTCGGAAACTGCGTCCGAGGGGATATGCAAGCCCTCAACACGACCTATGGCGCGACGACGAATCTCCCAACTGGCGATTTGAACTTCCGCACGCTTTATCGCATCGGCAGTTTCCTTCGTGAGGAAATGTTGGCAGAGCCGTTCTCCACGGCTGAGGGAGAGTTCTTCCGCGTTATCGCTTCTGCTGATGCAATCGAAAAATTGCGTAATGACGCAGACGTGAAGGAAGACCTTAACTACCTGTCGGCTGGTTCTTTCAAGCTGGGCGAAGAGTCCATCAAAGGGTATCAATTCCAAGGCTATCGTGGCTTTGCGTTTGGCATTGACCAGCAGCCTCTGCGGTTCAATACCATCGATGCGAATGGATATCCGGTGTTCATCAACCCAATTACGAAAGTGTCTGCAACCAATGGCTTTGCAACACGCCGGAACTCTGCGTGGGTTTCTGCTGCGTATGAAGTCGCGTTGCTTATCGGCGGAGACTCGTTTAAGCGTTTGATTCCAGAATCTTACACTGGCGAGGGCACATTCAAGTGGGCTCCTCAGTTGTTCTCTGGCGAGCTTGAGTGGACGTATTTCCGTGATAACGACTGCAATATGTACGGCGACTTTGGGCAGCACATCTACCAGATTCAGCGTGCGTATCAGCCTGTTCGTCCGCAGAACGTAGTGGCAATCGCTTACAAGCGTTGCGGCGAAAACCTCGGTGTGACGACCTGCACCATCTAAAGTGGTGTGACATGGACGGTTGGCAGAAATGCCAGCCGTCAAGTCACATCATTTTTTTGCTGCCATGCCAATTTACTCAACCGCTCAATTTCGGCAGTATGTTGTTGATTTGCTTCAACAAGCGACTGGTCTGACAATCCAAATCCCAACCATTCTCGGCACCGCAGAGTACCGTGGGCTCGTCGTCGATTTGCTGACCGTGCTCGCGCAGGGCGGCGGAGCAAGCGGGAATGCAACGCAACTTCAAGGGCGCAACATCTCTGCGACTGCGCCGACTGCAAATCAACTGCTTGCGTGGAATGCGACGACAAGCGTTTGGGAGCCAAAGACTGTATCAGGGACTGGCACCGTAACGAGCGTCACTGCTGGCACGGGCCTTACGGGCGGCACGATTACATCGTCTGGGACGATTGCGGTGAACTTCGGGACGACGAATGGGACAGTAACGCAAGGAGGAACTGCGGTGCTCAAGGCCGGAGACTCGATGTCTGGCGCATTGGCAATCGCCACAAACATCAATTCAGCTGCGCTGTCAATAACGCAATCTGGAAATGGATACGCACTTGTTGTCGGTGCTAATCTTCTTTCAATTTCCCACCATGGACATCTCGGAATTGGATTAACGCCAAATTCATCTCATGCGTTGCGAGTCGATACTGGAGGAATTTTCACTCAAGGGGCACTTACGTTTGGAGACAATTCAGTTCAGTCAACAGCAGGAATCACATCGCTCACAGGAGACGTAACAACCTCTGGCGTTGGAGCTTCAACAGCAACTGTAGCTCGCATTCAAAACAGAGCGGTTTCTGCAACTGCGCCAACTTTAGGACAAGTTCTCGCGTGGGATGGGACAGCATGGGCTCCAACTGCAAGCAGCGGTGGAGGGGGAACGGTGACAAGCGTCACGTTATCCGCTGGAACAACGGGGTTTACAGTAACGAACCCAACCGTAACGACGAGCGGAACGATAACGCTTGCGGGGACGCTGAATGTTGCGAATGGGGGCACTGGCGCAACGACCGCAGCGGCAGCTTTGACTGCATTGGGCGCAGTCGCGAAAGCTGGCGACACAATGACAGGGAAGCTCACTGTCGCTGCGACCGACACTGAGGCCAAGCTCAACATCGGTGCGCCCCTCTCTGGAGGAAGTCCGTCAACGCTTGCCTCCGGCGACATTTGGATTTCCAACCAGAGCCGATTGTCTTGGAGAGCAGGTACATCCACATTCAATGCGGCAGGGCTAACGCAGCAGAATACGTTCAGCCAGCCGCAAGTCATTGGCTCAACGTCAAATGCATCTGCTGTACTCTCAGTTTCAAATACGGGAACTCGTGAAGCTGCAACCTTTACTGCTCAAGGCGCGTCCACGGCAGTAAGAATAACGCAAACTGGCACAGGAGAAGCATTTAGGGTAGAGGATGAAGCAAACCCAGACGCAACTGCATTTGTTATTTCGGCAAGTGGGCGCGTTGGGATAGGGACAGACCCAGATGCAACTGTTGGGTTAAAGCTCGATGCGACAGGCATTAAGTTCAGTGACGGCACGGTTCAAACGACCGCAGCAACTGGCGGAGGCAGCGGCACGGTAACAAGCATCACGGCAGGGACAGGGTTAACTGGCGGGACGATAACGACTTCTGGCACGGTTGCAGCGGACTTCGGGACTACAACTGGCAAAATAACAGAGGGAGGCACCACGGTTTTGAAGGCTGGAGACACGATGACTGGTAAGTTGAATACGCCAGCATCCACCACGAGCAATGCCGGATTGAATATTGGCGCGGGTACTGCACCGACATCTCCAACGTCAGGGGATATTTATATTGCAGGAGATATTCTTTCGTATCGCGGGACAACCGCAACGCGTTCTGTTGCAGCAACAAACGCAATAAATTCGTTTTCTGCTGCACAAGGAATTTCAGCTTCAACATCAGGAGCAGTTCTTGGAGTTACGCAGACAACTGGCTCAGGGGCAGCGATTTCAGCAACGCAAAATGCAACTGGGACTGGAATCGGCCTGACGGTTGACCTCAACAACACTGCATCAACAGCAGCGGCAGTTCGCATAACAAACTTAGGGACAGGCAATTGTTTGGTTGTCGAAGATTCGACAACTCCCGATGCGACACCATTCGCCATTTCGGCTTCGGGTAGAGTTGGGATTGGGGTTACTCCCGATGCATCAGCCGCATTAGTTGTTGATGCTGGCGGGATTAAATTCAGCGACAACAACACGCTCACGACGCTTGTCGCTGGCGGAGACCTATCCGGCACGCTGCCGTCCCCGACTGTTGTGAGATTACAGGGCAGAGCGGTTGCTGGAACCTTGCCAACTTCTGGACAGGTGCTCGCATGGAATTCTGTCAACGCGCAGTGGCAACCAACGACGCTTGGAGGCGGCAGCGGAACGGTGACATCGGTCGATGCAAGCGGCGGAACTACTGGCTTGACGTTTAGCGGCGGCCCGATAACTGGAAGCGGCACGCTGACGCTGGCAGGAACGCTTGCTGTTGCGAATGGGGGCACTGGTCAAACGACCTATTCAAACGGACAACTTTTGATAGGCAATGCCGCTGGTGGATTGAGTAAGGCAACCTTGACAGCAGGGTCGAACATCACCATCACGAACGGCAACGGCACGATTACGATTGCGAGCACTGGTGGCGGAAGCGGAATCACGGCACTCACTGGCGACGTAACAGCGTCTGGCACTGGCTCCGTAACTGCAACAGTTGCAAAACTTAGAGGCACGCTGCTATCTGCGAATACGCCAATAAACGGTCAGGTTTTGCAATACAATGCAACAACCCAAGAATGGCAACCTTCTTCCGCAGCGGCTGGAGCGATAGCGATGGTTGCTTACACGACGGTTGGCATTCAGTACGGAGTGTCGTTGCCCGCAGGGTACGCATGGGCAGACATTTACGTTTGTTCTGGGGCTGGCGGAGGAGGCGGCGGGATGGACTCAATGAACGGGTCAAATGGAGGCGCAGCTTATGGCGGAGGTGGAGGAGGTGCTGGACTTTCTGAGTTCTTGCAAAAAATTCCAATCGATAATGCAACATTTGAGTTTGAAATTGGGGCTGGCGGGGTTGGCGGCGTAGGTCAATCGACCTACACAGGACAAACTGCAACGGACGGAGGAGACGGTATGCCAACGTACCTGAAGATGAACAGGTATGGTGTCAACAGGACTTTAAGTGACTTGGGTAAATATGCAGAACCCGCAGCACTAAACACGACTGGTGCTCAAGGCGGAAACTGGGGCGGAGGTGCAGGTCAATGCAATCTTTCATTCCCAGCAAGCTGGAGGTCAACTCTAACGCAAGGAGGGAACGGGACTTATGGCGTTGGCAATCCAAGCATTTATACAGGGCAAAACAATGTCGGTCGCCCGATAAGCGTTTCAGGCTCATCCGGCGCAGGAATCTCGACAACGCCAAATGACGGTGGGGCAATAACAAACATAAAGTTCCCAAATCTTGATTATACCACGAACACGCTTTTTGAATACCAAGGGAAAGCGACTTCTGGAGCGCAGGATGCACTTCCATTGCCGACGCTGTCTCTTGGAGACGTGGATTTCAATTCGCTCAACTTTTTGGGCGGGGCAGGTGGAGCTTCGGGCGATATCAGCCTCAACATTCCACTGCCTTCTCCGATGACTGGATATCGCGCTGGAAACGGCGCAGACGGTCATTTTGGCTGCGGAGGCGGAGGCGGAGGGGCGATTGGTGGGACAACTCCAGACACAAGCAATCCGTATTATGGTGGAGATGGTGGAGATGGCGGGCAAGGTTTCATCATATTCATCTGTTACAATTAATATGCAAAAAGCCAATTCATGGGCAGTTGTGAGGGTTTCTGACAACACCGTCGCAAACATAATTCGATGGAATGGACAAGGCGTTTATCCCGCTCCGGAAGGCATGAAGTTCGTGAATGTTGAAGGAAAAACACTTGCCAAGGGATGGATTCTTCAGGAAGACGGCTCTTTTATTGAGCCTCCGCAACCCGTTAATGTGCAATGAGTAAGGTTTCACTTTCTGTTGGCGACGGAGAGAAGTTGCCAGTCTCGCGTGGAGCGGGATTGACAGAGAAGGGGCGTCGTGCTTACAACCGTGCGACGGGGAGCAACCTCAAGGCTCCGGCACCAAATCCAAAAACCAAGGCAGACAAGGGGCGCAAGAAGTCGTTCTGCGCCAGAATGAAAGGTGTGGTTCGTAATTCAAAGGGGCCAGCCGAGCGGGCAAGAGCAAGTTTAAGACGTTGGAACTGTAGCTAATATGAAATACCTCATTGACAGACTGTTAGAGCCTTCGACATGGAGAGGGCTGGTTGCACTGATTACGGTTTTTTCTGCGAAAGCAAGGCCGGAAGCTGCCGAAAGCATAGTTACCGCTGGGGCAAGCGTTTACGCAGCCATCCAGATTCTTCGCAAGGAGGGAAATGGAAAAAATCCTTGAAAGTCTGATTGCTCAAGGCCCGATTGCAGCCGTTCTTGGTGGGGGCATATGGTGGCTCGCCGCTCGGCTGAAAGAATCTGAGGGGAAAGCAGATAAGCGCATTGACGCTGTCGAAGCGAGGGCTGAGGCTTGCGAGAAAGACAGGGAGAGACTTTGGCAACGTGTTGCGGAACTCGCTGAACGGTAATGGACGAACGCTCTGAGAAGAATCTCGCGAAGCTGCACCCAAAAGTGCAACAACGCTTTCGCGACTTTTTGATTGAGGCTCAATCGATTGCGGCGGAACTCGGCGTCGAGTATCGAGCCATTTCCAGCTTGCGAACATTTGCCGAGCAGGACGCTCTATACGCTCAAGGACGCACCAACAAAAGCCTTCCGAGGGTCACCAACGCCAAGGCGGGTCAGAGCTACCACAATTATGGCCTAGCCATCGACTGTGGCGTTTTTCGCGGGAAAACGTATCTCGACGGAGTTGAACCGAAAACCGCTGACATCGTGCATCGTCGAGTTGGCGCGATTGCTGAGAAGCACGGATTGACGTGGGGAGGAACTTTCAAGGGGCTGTACGATGCCCCGCATTTCGAGTTTTCAAAAGGATTGCCAATCGCGACGCTGCTTGAGCGTCACAACAAAAATCAGGAGTTGTTATGAGTTGTGAATCAGATGTTTGCAGACAGGATATTCCATATCCCATTGTGTCTCAGGAGAGTGTTGCGAGCATCCTCGGCAACCTGACCTCCGCGCTTTACGGAACCATCACAAAAACCGTTGTCGATGGGCGTGTTGTTTGGTCAACGTGTGATGTAAACCAACAGGCGACCGTGTTTGGAATACCTCGCAATGCGGGCGAGGGATTGATGTGTTACTTTTTGCGAGCGTTCCAAGACTCTCGCGTTATTGCAGTTCCAGCTGCAACTTCTGCAAGTCAGGTTTTGGTTTCTCAACAAGCTGGCTCGCAAACGCTTGTATGGCGGGGATATGCATCAGAAGCGTCTCCAAATACTATTGTAAGTCGCGATAGCCAAGGCAGTTCGCAATTCTACAATGTAGGTTTATCTGGAAATCTATATGTATCCGGCACGATAACTTGTGAAAACACACTTTACGTTAGCCCGCTTGGAATTGGATTTGCAAACGGAACAATACAGACGGTTGCCGGAATAACGTCGCTGACTGGCGATGTTACAGCAACTCCAGCTTCAAACGGCTCTGCCTCTGCAACGGTTGCGAGGATTCGTGGAATTAATGTTTCCGCGACCGTTCCAGTGAATGGACAGGTTTTGAAGTACAATGGAACCCAATGGGCACCATCCGCCGACACTGACGCAGGCATTACCGCACTGACCGGAGATGTCATTGCAAGTGGCTCTGGTTCAGTTGTAGCAACGCTTGCAAACACTGGCGTTGTGGCTGCAAGCTACGGTTCAGCCAGTTCCGTTCCGGCTTTTAGCGTTGACGCAAAAGGCCGAATCACATCCGCATCGAATCAAACGATAACGCCAGCAGCGATTGGCGCGATGCCAGTATTCAGCACATTGGGCATTGCGCTTGGCGGGACGGGAGCGACAACTCAGCAAGCTGCGCTTAACGCATTGGCAGGAGCAGTAACATCGGGTCAATACCTTCGCGGAACTGGGGCAAACGTAGTTCTTTCGGCAATCCAAGCCGGAGATGTGCCCACTCTGAATCAAAACACGACTGGAACAGCATCGAACGTAACTGGCGTGGTAGCCGTTGCCAATGGCGGAACAGGAGCGACGACACTCACAGGCATAATAAAGGGCAACGGAACAGGAGCTTTCACAGCAGCAGTCGCCGGAACTGATTATCTTGCTGCCGGAACAGCGGTTTTAAAAACTGGGGACACAATGTCCGGAGCGTTGACCGTTTCAACAACGGGAACAGGTACTTCATTGACGGTTTCCAATGCTGCGACAGCAACGTCTGATTGCGTTGTAATAACCAATCAGGGGACTGGCAGGTCATTAATAGTAAATGACGTATCTGGCGATGCGACACCTTTTGTGATTGACGCATCCGGTCGCGTTGGGATTGGCGTTGCGACAAGCACTTTTGCTTTAGATGTTTGCAATAGAACTGGACAAACAACTGACGGGGTTGTAAGATTTTCTATTGATAATTCAGGAACAAGAACAACCGTACTGAATATTTTCAACAATGGACTCATTGAAGCATACACAACATTCATTTCGGGTGGACTTTTAGTTGTAGGCTCACAAGGTATATTTTTTAACCAAGATGCAAGCACTCAAACAAAAGCAGGTATAACATCTTTGTCTGGCGATGTTACGGCATCCGCTGGCGACGCTACAGCAAGCGTTGTGAGGATTCAGGGCAGGTCGGTGGCATCAACTGCGCCAACAACCGGACAAATTCTGGCATGGAATGGCACAGCATGGACACCAACGACAGTAGGTGGGACTGGGACAGTCACCAGTATAACGGCTGGGTCGGGATTAAGCGGAGGCACAATCACCAGCAGCGGAACTATTTCAGCAAATTTTGGGACGAGTGCCGGAACGATAACGCAGGGGGGTACAACCGTTTTAAAAACTGGGGACACAATGTCCGGAGCGTTGACCATTTCAACGAATGGAACTGGCTCGTCGCTGACCATATCCAACGCGACGACCGCAACATCCGATTGCGTTGTTATAACAAATCAAGGAACTGGAAAATCATTAATAGTAAATGACGTAGCCGGAGATATCACGCCATTTATAATACACGCAGCCGGAGAGGTTGCGATTGGAACAACGGACACTCCAGCGGCTGTTTTGTCTATAAAGCAAACTACGCTTCCAACAATTAAAATATTGTCTGGAACTGGCGCAAATGGAGACTTAATTAAATATCAGCATAACACAACCACTCTGAGAGATTTCTCGATTACAGCAGCTTCAGAGTTGAATTGCTATTCTATATTTGCAAATGGTGGTATTCAGTCGAATTTGGAGCTTGCAATTGTTGATGGCATTACGATAGGCCCAACAGATATAAATTTTTCTTCACTATCTCAGGCAAACGCTGGCGTTATATCAAAGGGATATTACGAAACGACATCCTCTCAAGCGACTGTAACCATTAACGCTGGGACTCAAAAAACATACTCGATTACTGTTACAAATGCCGCATTGCAGGACTTTGCGCTTGCATCGCTAAGTGTTTCGGCTGGGAATACAGACGCGACTGCCTTGCAAATAACGGCTCACGTTCACACCGCAAACACTGTGATTGTTGTAATACGAAACTCAACAGCTTCAAACGTAACATTAACTACACCAACGATAAAAGTAAGGGTCTGGAAATCTTAAAAGCAAAAAATATGAAACAGAACGAAATGGCTATGGGTGCTGCTCCGGCAGCAGGGATGGATTCGGGAATGGGCGCAGCAATGCCTCCAGCAGGAGCAGGGATGCCCCCAGAAGGGGCTGGAATGGGCGCGGAAGGTGGGGAGACCATCGAAATCCCAAAAGCGATGTTCATGGCGATTTACGACGTTATCAAGAACCTCTCTTCGGGCCTCAGCGAGTTCGCAACAATGCTCGAAGGTCAAGCTGCCGCTCCGGAGATGGAGGATGAGGGAGGAGAGAAGGAAATGGAAATGGAGGACAAGGGAGGGCGCAAAAAGGCTGACGAAGAGTTTTTGGCATCCATAGCTGAAGAAGGCAGCTACAAGTAACCATGTTTGTCTCAGAGATTTACGACGAGATTTCTGAGATTCTGGCGACGACCGACAGCAACCGGATTTACCGGAAGCTGTCGCAAGCCGTTCAGGGTCTTATGGATTCCGGTCACTACCACCACCTGATTTCGCAGGTGGACGTATGCACCGGATGGGATGGGATGAGCGTCACGCTCCCGCGTGGAATCGAAGTCCCTCTCGCTGTAAACACTGACGGCTCGCCGCTTTACTTTCGCAGCAGGTTATTTCAGTACCATATCAACAAAGGCGGGATGTACTCGCCCGTTTCGTGGGCGTGGGACGACCGTGGGTTTGTTCCCGTTGTCATGGACATCCTCCAGCCTTCGCAACTCATTGCGATTGCAGAGCACGAAAGTGATGTCGGGGTTCGGCTGCGCGTCATCGGATATGACGGGAACAATCGTGCTCTTAGGACGCAAACAGAAGCAGGAGAGGGCGTTGACGGGCTTTACGTTACGGCTCATGCCATATCCGACTTCCCGCTTGGGCTGATTCAGCCGGACAGCGTCAACATTCTGTTGCGGTCGGCAAAGACAAAGCCGCTTTACGAGTTTACAGCACAGTCCGGCTCGCACAACTTTGTTGCTGGTACACTCGCAAAAATTACGTTTGTAACGACTACGCCAAAGCCGTTGAGCAACAACGGTAACTACTACATCGGAACGCCTTCCGCCAGCACGGTAACACTGCATCAATCCCAACTGGATGCCGAGAATGGCATCAACGGAATTCAAATCACCGACCTTCGCAACAACCTCAACGCGAACGTGCTTGGAGACTTTGAAAATACACGCTCAGTGCAGGTTTCGACTGCATTGTATCTTCCAGCGGCGACAGCATTTGGAAGCATCTTTCCGAAAATCCAAACAGGCACGGAAGTGCGGTTTGAAAAGATATCGAACCTTGAGCTTCCGGCTCCCCTTGCAACGGAAACGGTATACTTTGCGCGAATCCTCGATGACGCTTACAACATTGTTGTTTACAAAACATCTTCGGACGCATCTAACGACATCAATCGCATACTGTTAAGCGGAAGCAAAAACAACAGCACAATCGTTGTTCGCAATCCGATTGCCCCAGAAACAACGCTGGAATTCACGCTCGACGCCCCATTTTCGACTGGCGATTTGGTTCAAGCGTACTCTGCTGGAGGCTCGCTCCCAGAGCCGTTATTGAGCGGTCAGAACTACTACGCAAGAAGGATTGACGGAAAAAACGTCACGCTGCATGAATCTTACGAGGCTTCCTTGTCGGGTGAAAAGCCAATCGTATTTACCACTACGGGCAGTGGGCAGAATAGCGTTGCGAAACTCATTCCGGCGCAATCCAGCGCGGGTAAAGTTTCAAACATATCCGCCAGCGGCATAAGCATAAATCCAGCGACTGGGCAAGGCGCAGAGATAACCGCTGTTGTCACTGGGCCAGTGACATTTGCATCAATTGTTTCAGGTGGAGGTGGTTATACAAACGTCCCTGCCGTGAAGTTTGACGACATTGGAGGTATCGGGTACACGGGAGCACCAATCGTTCAAATCGAATCGCCAAACGACCCTACTGGAACTCAAGCGACCGCTGAGGCCGTAATGAAGACAGACCCAGCCACTGGTCTGCAATATGTTGGATTTGTAAAGGTTACAAATGGTGGGACGAAATACTCAGCGACATCGTTGCCAACAGTTAAATTCATTGGGAATGCCACGTTCCATGCGCGTGCAAGGGCAGTTGTGCAAGGCCAGTCTGTGACCCGAATCGACCTGTATGGTTATGGGACGGGAGCCGCTGCGATTGCCTCAGTAAACACTGTTCTTGAGTCCAGACCCGTCAATGCAATCACTTTAACGTCAGGAGGCTCTGGCTATCGATACACGCCAAGAATTGAAATTGAGCAATCAGCCTCCCCAAGATATATCTTTGCTGCCTCGCCAACTGCTGGCGGGAACATTTTAAACTTTAGGGCTGTTTTGCGCGAAAGCAGTGCAAATGTAGAGCTAATTGCATCGTCGATTTCTTATGTAAGCTCTGAAACAACTAGCTCGCTGGCTCAGAAGGTTGTAAATGCAATAAACAACAACACTGTAACATCAGGCTTTACAGCACAAACTGTATCATTTGGGCCTTACTCTGGTGTATCGGTAAGCAATGTATCTGGAAAAGTAATTCAAACATTTGATGTTGTTTACAGCAATGCCACGACTGCCCCGAAAGCTGCAAATGTTGGGTGCGTAGCGGAGATGCCAATAACAATACAAGCCCCACCATCTGTTGATTCAATTAAAGTTACAGGCAACATTGGCTCAGGTGGCGTCGTAAGTGGTATAAATACCACTCCAGAAGGATTTAACGTCTCAAAATTAAAAGTTGGGATGGGCGTTTCTGGAACTGGCATAGCTGCAAATGCAACTATATCCGCTATCAATTCACCAAATTTTACAATAACTCCAGCACCAACGGCTGGAACTAATATTGAAATAACAATATCGCTTGGAATAATATCATCGCTTCTCGCAAGCGGCAATACAACCGACCTTTTAGGAAATGTAAATCTATATTTCAAAGCAAGCGACTCAACAAACGTCCTAGCCACTTTAATATCGGCAGGAATAACTGCATTTTCCGCCTCAACTGGATACTATGCAAGCGCGACTGATAATAAGATTTTTATACTTAACGCTCAGAATGCCCCAATAACATCGCTTGTATTAACCGCTTCGCCAGCGTTAACTTACGATACTATATTCCCAAGTTCGTTTGCCTACGCAAAATGCTCAATAACAACAAACTTTATTTCAGAATATGAAATAACAAATGCTGGCTCCGGCTATACAAACGCACCAGCATTGCTTGTTGCCGGAACGACCGGAAGCGGAGCGAGCGCAAGCGCAGTTGTGGATTCTGCGACTGGGAAAATAACTGCCGTCGATGTCATAACTCAGGGGACTGGGTACACTACCATTCCAGCCGTTGCAGTCAGTCCATCAACTGGAATGTTCGTTCAGTTCTCTTCAACCGGAACGCTTCCAAGTCCACTCATTCAAGGAGTCACATATCGCGCTGAAACCCCATTTGATTCCAGCGGAACCTTTACGGTAAAAAATATTGACTTCAGCGATGTCAATATAACTTCTTCTGCAACAGGCGAATTTAACGTAGTCATATCGAGAACATTTGGCATTGGATTCACAAATAACTGGATAGGAGACTTTTCTTGGGTTCGTCAAGGGATGACAACGTATTTTGACACTGACTACTCGTTCCCAAAAACGCTTGTAACTGACGCAAACACTTCGCCGGATGCAGGGCAAATAAACTCGTCAACTCAATTTTTCACAAGAAAGCTCTCTGATAGCAAGATAGCTGTCTATTCGTCACTTGCAGACGCAAACAATCCGCCAACAACCGTAAACACGTCAAATTCCTCAGTTGCGCCATCGGTTAGCAGCTTGCAGTTTTTGCTCAACGCCCAAACCTCACCGATTAAATTTAAAGTTGGTCAAGGAGTTTCTGTGCTTTCAGTAGGAAAGCCAGTTGGGTCTACGACGTTTATGAGTGGCTCTGTAGTTAGCTACACAGAGTCGGGAGGGACAAGAACGCTTGTTGTCAATGTTACAAAAGTGTCCGGCGATACAACCACTTACAACAGTTGGCAAATCACGTCGGATTTTGCATACGGGTTGATTCGACCTCAAGACTTAGGGTACGGCCCGCTTTATTTTGCAGTGAAGGGGACGGCTCAAGCTGTTGTTTTTGGCGGAAACAGATTGACTCCAGAATCGATAAACTATCTCGCTCAAGACCAGATAGTTAAATTTAGGGCTGGCTCCGGCTCACAACTTCCGGCGGGCATTTCTCCAACGCTGAATTATAAAATCAAAATCAACGAAAACGACGTTGATGTATACACAACTCAAGGCTCTCCTGTTCAAATAACTGGCTTTCAACTTGGAGTGATGGAAATGGTTATTGCTGAAACCTTTTCCATCGCTCCAACTGAACTAATTGAGTGCGAGGACTATCTCTTCTCGGATGGAAGCGGAGTGGCACTCACACCACTGGATTCAACGTATGAGCTTCCATATACTCCATCCCCAGAATCGAATTACAGGCTTTCACGGGCTGGCAAAAACCAATTTAAACTGAAGCGTTCATCGATATCTTCGCTTGCAATTATTTACGGAGGCACAGGTTACACGTCAAACCCATCAGTCAACATTGTCAGCGAAATGGGTTCAGGGGCGACAGCACTAGCGACCGTGAGCGGCCCAATAAACAGAATCGACATTACCAATGGTGGGCAAAATTATAGCGGAATAATTCCACCGATAGTAACAATTACTGGCGGAAGCGGCACAGGTGCAACTGCAACAGCAGAAGTTTACGCTGGTGCAGTCACGGGTATTACCATCACCTCCGGAGGTTCCGGATACACGCTCCCGCTGACGGTTACCATTACGCCAGCGTCGGGTCAATCTGGGTCTGGAGCCACAGCAGTGGCTTTTTTAAACGGCTCTGTGACTTCACTGACGTTGACGAATTCCGGCTCTGGATATGTACAAGAGCCGACCATCGTGTTCTCTGGCGGAGGAGGCGTTGGCGCGGCTGCTAGAGCCGATTTTGGCGGGTTCTTAAAATGGTTTTCAACAGGAACAAGTCCAGACCTTGACTTTTTTGTTTCGAGTCAAGAAAAACCAATTCTTGTCAAAAATATCGAGCACATCGAAAAGCCGAAAACGTCCGGATTCATTTCGTTGTACGCGGCAGACTTCGGCAGGTCGAATGACCTAACGCTCATCGGTCAATATCATCCGACCGAAACCAACCCGAAGTATCGACGCATCCGGCTTGGCAAAAAGTGCGCTTGGGCGCGAATCCTTTACCAGCCGAAAGCACCAAGGTTCGAGTCTCCGCTTGATTACATTCCGGTCGAAAATGCTCGCGCAGTCATTGCCGCTGTTCATGCGGTAGACCTTGAGGATAAGGACTTTCTCGACCAAGCGCAACGCTACTGGCAGTTGGCGACGACGTATCTTCGAGCGCAAAGCGAAAGCCTCGATGGTCACGCAATGCAAACGCCTCAAATTAACAACATTACGTTTGGCGACGGGACTGACCCTGTCATGTTCTAATGAAGAGTCCGCAAATCACTTCGGGGCGCGTTCAGAAAGCCAGCGCGGGCTGGATTCATGGAGTCAACTCCGTTCGCAACCCGTGGGCCTTACCGGAAGACCAAATCAAGTGGGCGCAGAACTGCACCATTCGTGGTGGCATAGGTCAGACGCGCAATGGATTCCGGATGAAGCTCTCGTTGCCCAAAGGGAATTTTCAAGGCGGAATTGTTTTTTCTGCGAACAAGCAGAACGAGGCTGCGACAACGATTGAAACGGCTGAAGGGCAACTGATTTTCAAGCCTCAAAGCATTTTCACGCCCAGCGGCGAATCTTCACAAGAGTATGAAATACCGTATCTTGTGTTTGCTGTTGATGGCATAGTTTACTACGCGCCATTCCCTTTGACGCAACCAGCCGATTGGGCGGAGTACAGGTTGACTAATATTCGGCTCAACGCCGACGTAAAAAAAGTCAACTTTGTCATCGCGACGCAATCCGCAATCGTTTCGAGCGGGGACGTAACCGTTACCCCATCGCATCGGCTGGTTATTGTGCAGGATGGCGTTTCGCAGCCGTGCTACTGGGACGGCTCGAATAAAACAGGCAACGTCGCAACCAAAATGCCCGTTGGGTACTGGATGGCTTATTCGGGAAGTCGCCTCTGGCTTGCAAGCGGCAACATCATCTCAGCAAGCGATTTAGGCGACCCGCTTTCGTGGGAGGAGCGTAAGTCTGGCACGGGTCGCGGGGATTTCTCCGTCCCGCGTCCGGTCACTGCAATGGTTGATTACATCGGCCAAAACACCGAGTCTCGACTCTATGTGTTCACCGACCGAGCGACCTATTCGCTCGCATCCGGAATTCTCGACAGAACGCTTTGGCCTCAAACGGCAAACTTCCAAACGACTCTGTATCCGAACATTGGATGCGTCGCTGGAAAGTCAATTGCATTTCAAGCCGGAATGATGTGGTGGTTCTCGCAAGGCGGACTTGTTTCTGTCGATGTTGCTGCCGCTTCATACCTCTCATCGCAAGTACTTTACAAAGACATCGAAATGGCGAAAGCCAAGCGATTGATGGCTCCAGACTTGTCGGGCATTTGTTGCGCTGCCTTTGAAAACTACCTGCTAACCTCGATTCCCTATGCCGAGCCGCTGAACTCTGCGACGATGGTTTTGGACTACGCGGCAGCGTCTGAATGGAACCAGAGCCGCTCGCCCGCGTGGGCTGGCGTTTGGACGGGGATTCGTCCGATTGAGTGGCTCAACGCTTACATCGGCAACGAGCCAAAGTTGTTTGCGCTGTCGGTCGATTACGCTCCCACGGGAGACCAGTCGTTCAATCACGTTTGGGAGGCTTTCCGTCCGGAGCGGTACGATACGTTTTTGGAAATTCGGCCAAGCGGAACAGTCGCAGAGCGTCAACAGCGGATTTACTGTCAGGTCGAAACCGCACTCATGGGCGACGGGATGGATTTGAAGCAACTCGTTTACGGAGAGGTAGATTGCTCTCAGATTTCCGGAACTGTTGACGTAAAAATCTCATACAGAGGCACAAAGGGGGCATACAACGAAATCCTGACCCAGCGCATCTTGGCTGCAACAAATGTCGCCGAGTACAAAAACTCACCGGACTACGCCAAAGTCAAAGACTTCGGGCTTTTGCAAACGCAGAGCCGTCGATTGATAACGCGAAACATCGAAGGCGACGCACGCATAACTTCTTGTGAATCAAAGGATACGCAAAACGTGGACAAGGCGTTTTCCTACCTGATTGAATGGTGTGGTGCGCTCGGAGTTGAAGGTGTGCGAATGTTCCAAGACCCGTGGGCCGAACGCTCGGTCGGAGGCACAAAAATCATTGAAACCAAGTACTGCGTTGTCGGCGAGAATGGGCAGAGTGCGCTCATCGACATTCCAACCGCAACTCAAGCTCCGATTGCGCGACAGTGGCTTTCTTCGCAAACCAGAACCTACACGGATGTTTGCCCGAATGGCGGGCCAAAAATAACTGTAACAGCAACAGCCTCTGCGACTTCTATTGTTTCGCAAGCTGATGCAGACCAGATTGCCAGCGACAAAGCGATACGCGAAGCGACGGTTGCCGCGAAACAACAACGTCTCTCACGTCCTTGCCCGTAATATGCCATCAATCGACGACGCAACAAAAAAAATCGAGTCATACCCAAACTTGTTTATATCACCGTTTGGAAACGATGGCTCGATTCAACTGTATTCGTCGATTCCTTTTGGTAATCAAAACAACACAGAATGCTTGCCTTGTGTTGTTTGCGGGACATCCGAGAACCGATTCGCAGAAATAAATGATGCTGCACTCGAAGCTGCATCGACAGACAAAAATGGCGTGGTTATAACCTTCTCCTAATGCGAGAAAACATCACATACCGCTTGACTCCGGCAGGGACTCAGCAATTTGCTGAGTTGCAAGCATTTGCGGAGTCTTTTGGTCACAAAATACATCCGCATCCGAACATCTCGACGTTTGCTCATTATCGCGGGCAGCGACTGTTTGGATACAGCGACCACGTCTTCATGCCGACGTGCTATCCAGCTTGGCATCCGGAGTTTACGAAGCCGCGAGACATCATTGACGTGATGGCGCACTGGAAAGCTCACTGCGAGTTGTCTGGCAAAATGGGATGCCTTGCCGTGCCGCTCGACAACGATGATGGCAAAGGAAACTTCAGCGAAGAGGTAATGCAAACAATTGGTTTGCAGAGATTAAAACGAGAACTTTACTTGCCGATTTAATATGGGTGGCTCACCAGCAACGATTCCAGCAAAACCGGATTTCTCAGTTGATGCTTTAAAAGTTCAGCTTGAAGGAGAGCAGGGTCGTTCCCGTTTGGCTCAAGAGATGAAGCAGCTTGGGTATGCTGCAAACGCCCCTCTGGAGAATTTTACACCGGATGTTTGGGGGCCGGATGGCTTGCAAACACAGGCAGCGCAAATTGCTGCAATCAATGCATTTAAATCCAAGAAAAACGAGCAAGAAGCAAATCCGGCTGCGGCAGCGATTCGGGAGCGGCTTCCGAAAATGATTGAGGAGGACTTGTCTGAGGACGCATGGAAAAAGAGAATGCAGTCGTGGGCGAAAGATGCTGGCATCACGCTCGGCGTTAAAACAGGTCTGGGAGATAGCACTGTCGCCCGCAGCGCACTGTTCGATGCAGCGACTGAGGAAGGTGACCGTATTCGCAAAGAGCGTAAAGCAGAAGCCGCGCAGTTTCTCGCTTCAAATCCCCTTCAAAATGTTGGTCTCGACGCAGGGTCACTTTTAAGCGCAAACCAATCGGCATTGCAAAATGCCATGACGCAGCGGAATAGCTTTCGCGATGCAATGTTTGGCAGAGTCGGACAGGCCAATCAAGCGACCAGTGACTGGCTGAACAAAATGGGAGACACAATGTCACGCGCATCAGATTCTTACAAGCAAAGCTGGGACAACTACGCGCAAGGTATGGCGAAAGCGGCAGAGCAAAAAGCTGCCGCACGCAGCAAAATGATAGGAACAGTGGCTCAAATCGGCGGGACTGCGCTTGGCTCAATGGTGGGGATGCCGATGCTTGGTTCCGTCGTCGGAGGGCTTGTTGGGGCTGCTGCTGGAGGCAGTGGCACTGGCGGAGCAGAGCTTATGAATGCGATGGGCGCAACTCGCGGAGGAGGCGGCGGAGAAGGCGGAGGAGGCGGAAGATACGGTGGACTCGCGGATGATTTTTCTTCGTTAAAACAAAAATTCAGCGGTGAAAAACCGTGGTTTCCTTGGAGCCAAAAATCTTAACAACAACAACATATGGGTTCATCATCGTTCCAAATGCCAGCACCGGATTACACGCCGATTACCAAGATGTACGAGCAACAGGCGCAGTTGCAGCGTGAAGCCGCTGCAAAGGCGGACGCAGCGCAAAAGAAGGCAATGGTGGACGCGCAGGATAACGCTGCTCAACAGGCTCAAACGCAAGCAAATTACGCCGCCCAACAAGCCCTTGGTCGTCAAGCGGCAGCGCAGGAGGCAAAAGACGCTGCTGCGAAAGAAACGATGAACAAAAGCATGGCGGGCATGGGTTCTGCAATCGCTGGCTCAGGCTACGACCCAGCCAAGATGGAAGAGGCATTAAAGGTCGCACAACCATTTGCTCTTCCAGCGGTTGCTGATTTGATTGCGAGGCAAAACGAGCCTCAAAAAGAACGTAAACTCCTCAACCAACTCACTGCGTAATGGGAGGCTCAAGACCAGATATGTCTGCGGCAAAAGCTGCTGCAAAAGCTGCTTCGGAAGAAGCGCAACGAGGTTTTCGTGCCAGCCAACAACAGGCATCGTATGACGCTGCTTTGAGGCGTGCTCAAAATAAACGGGCGGAAGCAGAACAGCAAATGACTGCTCCGCTGCAAATGATTCAACCACCGCAGCCAATGCAGCCTCCGGCTCCAACGCAGCCAGCGCAAGCACCTCAATCGCAATCGGCTCAAGTTCGGTCTGCTGCAAATCCAATGCCTCAAGGAGCTTACGGTTCAGCCCAGCAAGCGAAGATGGCTGCGCTCGGCACTGGGGCGGGAGCAGCGGCCATGAGTCCGGTCAACACTGCAAGGCCAGCAATGGCAATGGCACCACAGTTGAATTCATTTAACGCGCCAGAAGTAAACAATTTAAAATTCGGAGGAGCATAATATGAGTTGGGTAGGTGACGCACTTGGAAGAAATAAAGGCAAAAAGCAAGCAGCAAAAGCAAAAGCTGCATTAGCTGCTGCAACAAAGAAGTTTACAGAAGAAGCGGCTGCGATGAAGAAGCAGACCGACCAAATCCAAAGCTATGCGTATCAGAAAGATGCATTAGCTCGTCGCGAGCAGAAGAAAGCACAGGCCGATGCAGAAGCGCAGCGAGTTGCCAGCGAGATGTCAAAGGCTGCATCTCCGGCTCAGGCTATTCAACGCGAAAACGAGGAGGCCGCGTCTGTTAATACACCGACTCCAAATGTTGCTCCGCCCGCTGAAACCCCGCAACAGGCAAAAATCGCTGCACTTGGCGGAGGTGCTGGCGCGGCATCGGCTCCGGCTATTATGGCAAAAAAAGAAGAGGCGAAGCCCGCGCCGACTCTGAACGCCTTCACAATGCCATCCACCAAAAACGTACAATTCGGAGGCTCTTAATATGTTGCAAGGCGTTGCTGCTCCTCAAATTGCGATAGTCACAACTCCAGTTCTATCCGCTCGCCCACAATTCAATTTTGGGCAGAGCAGTTTAGTTTTCACGCCGACCAAGGCTTACGAGTCGAGCAACAAGCAGCCCGACAATGACCTTGGCGACCTCGCAAAGGCTTTGAGGCAACAACAAAAGGACGAGCAGGAGCGCAAGCAGCAAGAGTATCGCGACGCGCAGCTAAAACTCGCGGAGAAGAAGCAGGATGAGTCGGAACGCCACAACCGCATGATGGAGCGCATTCGGGCCGCTTCCGATGGCATTGAGGACGTTGGCGGGGGCAGGGAGTTTGGCGAGGCGAACGATACTGAAGCGATGAGGGCTTTGGGTGTCGATAAGGAGCTTCCACCACTCAGCTTAAGAGACACTGCATTCGAGTTAGGCGATGTTCCAGTTAAGGCCGAAAGCGCGTCTCCCGAACAAAAAAAGCAAAGCACAAATGCTGAGATTTTAAGCAGCAACGCACCTATTAGCTCGATTTCACCAAATGCCAGCCAAGAACCGTCGTATCTAGCTGACGTGGAGCTTGGTTGGCCGGAGGATGTTGGCGAACCACAGTATGAGCCTGAAAAGGACAAGCCAGCACTTGCTGGCCCCCCTAGCCTAGGGCAAGCCTTAATAAAGGCTCCAATTCAAGAATCAAAAGCAACAGTTGGCAATCAAGCCTTAACGCTTCAAAAGAGCGCAACGCCAAAAACTCAAAACGCAAGTCCGTTCGGCGATGTAAAACTTGAGCTTGGTGGCCCCTTAAATCAAGTATCAGCGACATTCGCAGATACTCAGAAAAAAGATGCGCCAAATGAAAGTGTCGCTCCTCTCCCAAGCAATGCTACTGATGAAGCTAGAATCGGTAAAGCATTGCCAACCATTGCTTTAAAAGCGGGAGAGGTTCCGTACAGCAGATTCAAAAACTACGAGGTAGCGAAGCAGTATTTAGAGGCAGTCAAGCGCGGAACGCCTGAAGTGACAGCAATGACACCAAAGGCAACAAGAGACTCAAAGGGGAGAGTCATCGGGTATGAAATTGAATGGAAGAGCAATGAGGAAGCCCTAAGAAAACAAGAAGAAAAACTCGCTGACGCACTGGCGAAAAAGGAAAAATTGACAGCAGACCAAGCAGCAGCAAGGTCAAAGCTCTTGCTGTCCGAGGGGCGAGCGGTTAACGCTCAAGACTCCATTCGGAACTACACAAAGCCCAACGGATTTCGAGAAGCCGTTCAGCGATTCATCCCTGCCTATAACAACGCGACTGAAGCCGACAAGAAAAAACTCGCAAACGTAGGTCTTTCAGATATCGATTTGATTGACAACTACGCACGGGCAATGGGTGGTGGAAAGATAACTGAAGGTCAAGCGCATTTAATATCTCAGGCGAAGACGCTTAAAGAAAAAATGCAGGTTCTTTACGGACAGAATTTTGGAAAGGGCGAGCAACTTTCTCAAGCGCAAAGAGATACGATGCTTGAAAATATGCTTGAGGCGCATAACTCGCAAGCCCGCAACGCAAACAATATTTTAAAGCGTGTCAGGGAGCGACTGATAGTTAATGGCGTTAAGGATGAACTTTTCTTGCCCGAAACGTATACAGACAACTTAATCACAAAAACCAAAGCGCGGTCTGAACTCACTCGGCTGAAAGATGCCGTAAAAAGTTTAAGGATGGATGCAGAAAAAGTTGCTGGCAACAAGCTATTGTCTCAAGAGGAAAGAAACAAGAAGATAGTAAAAATTGGGAAAATGTTTGAGAAGTATAAATCAGAAATTGACCACTTGAGTGAAAGGCTTGATGACGAAGAATATAGCGGAACTGAGATTTTAGGTCTTGAGGATTTTGAAAAAGCCAAAGGCGGGTTTATTGCTGGAGATAGAATGGTCGCTGAAGCAGAAAAAGAGTAAATATGAATACAGGTTCCGATACGGGTGAAGATGTAGCGCAAGAGGAAAGCGATGCCATTTTAAAAAGAATTCGAGAAGAAGCGGACAAAATTACAGGTGCCACAAAACATGAACCCGCCCCATTCGGTACGCCGGATACTTCGTATTCCGGCACTGGCGCGGATTTTGGAGCTACTGTTGCTCCGGCCCCTGCGCTCATGCCCGAAAAAAAATCGGAAGCCGAACAAGAGGTTGAGAGCACGCTGAACCGGATTCGTGAAGGCGCGAAAGAAATTGAAGCTAAGGAGCCGCAGCAAAAAGAAAAGGAAAGCAAGCCAAATTTAAGCTACATCGAACAAATCATCGGCACTGGCTATCAAAATTTAACGCCAGAGATGAAACGCATCCTCAGCGAGGAGCGAGACCCTGAGAACCTTAAGGAACTCAGCGAGAAGATGCCCGCTTACGAAATGTCGGACGAGCAGTACAGCTTGCTTTTCGAGCGAGACAGAAGTAACAGCTGGAAAGATTTAAAAAAGGTTGCCCCTGAGTTTGTTAAAGCAATCCCCGAAGTCATCGCTCATTCCGCAAAAGAATTCGGGAAGTGGGGCGGAGGATTTTTGCGTGGAATGATGGGCATAGCAGGAGGCGTACAAGCCCAACAACTGCCAAGCGGAGCAGTTGTTTTCAGCCGAAGCGAAGACACAAAAACCGCTCAAGCTGACAGAGAAGCTGGATTGAAAGCATTGGCCGCTCCGGCTCAAGCCATTGCCAATACAGCATATGGACTTGGAGCGACACTTGGTAAAAATTTAGCACTTGGCAACTATTATTTTGATTTGGTTGGGGAAACGATTGGTGTCAAGGACAAGTCCGAAAGCAAGGATAATTTTATAGCGAGAAAGAAGCTGCAATCGTCGCTTGCAAAAAGCGACATTGAGTCCCCGTCTGCAATCGAGAAGGCATTAAAAAGCGATTTTGCAAAAACAATAGCAGAGTCTGCACTTAAGCTCAACTTACCTTCAGCCAGCGAGTTGCTTGCATCGGACGTTACAAATCAGTTCAACGGAGATTTGCAAAAAGCGAGAGCTTACCGTGAAGCTGAAATTAAAAAAGCTGCAAGCGAAATCACAACGGATGTCAGCGACCAAGCGGCTGCTGCATATGACCCAGAAATGGCTGGTGCTGCTGGGTGGATTGTGCCGTATGGGAATGAATTTTCGGCAGTGATGGGTGGACTTGGCACTGTAAGCTCGTCTATCAAGGCATTTGCGAAAGCCAAGCAAGGTCGATTGACTGCCGATGAAGCGAATGCGTTGGCGCGTGCAGAGCAAGCAAAGCTAAAGGTCGAAGCCCTTCAAAAACAGGCAGATGCATCAAAGGTTGGCCCAATAGGCAAAGCGTCAGAAAAGGTTGCAAATAAGATAGATGCAGCAGTCAAATACTTTGACGAAACATTGCAAAGGCTTCCGGAGAGCGTCCGGCCCTATATCGGCAAAGCTCTTGGCGCAGGAACCGTTGGAGGTCTAGCCGCATGGGCTGCGACAGACGAAGGCGTGGCTCCAAAACTGGCAGCTTCAATCGCACTACTTGCCGCGCCCAGAGTTATTTCGGATGCGTCGAAAGCCAGAGCTTTAGCTGGTGGAGGGATTCGTGGGACTTTTCAGGCAATGTCGAACCTTCCGGAAATGTCTGCCCAGACAAAACTTATGATGGCTGGCATCAATCCGAAGCTGGCGGATTGGACGGTTCAGCGCGGAGCCGAGTTCGCCAAACGTGGGGTTCATGCCGCAACGCTCGCGACTGCGCTCGGTCTCGCGAAAGACGAAACTCCAGCGCAGCTTGGGCGCGGAGTTGCTGAGGCGATTCTGATGGGCGAGGCTTACAATCTTGTGCATGGTGGTCTCAGCAAGGGGGCTAAAGCACTTACTGGTCAAGGCATTGCAACTCGCGATAGAACACTGGAGCAGTACAATCGCGAGCGGAACCAACAAATAAAAACGCTCAATGCCATGAGCGAAGATTCGCGCAAGACTACGGAAAATTTAGTTTCATTTGACCGAGTTGTTGAGCAGGCGGAGGGATTTTTAAATGCCGAACAAGAGCGAGCCGCTACTCTTGAAGCTGCCCCAGAGCAAACAGAAGAAATCAAATCTGCACTAAAGGAATCACAGGCAAGACTTGCGATGCTCGCTGCGCGACTCGAAGGGCTAAAGCGTGCCGACGCAGAAACGCGAATGGCTTATGAGCACGAAGTGCTCAACACAATTACGAACGCAGATGTTTTGATAAACGGAGCATTGACTCCGCAGAAAAACACAAAAATCGAAGTCCTGACGACGGAGCAAATAAAAAACAAACTGAAGGCTTTAAACCCAAGCCTTTCAGAAAGTGACATCGACACCATAGCCGAGCAACAGGGAGTGAGCTTTGGCTCCAGCGGATTGACTCAGGCTGCTGATGGCACTGCAATTGGAAAGCCTCAAGGGAACATCATATTTGACTTGTTTAAAGGCTCGGTTGTGATTAACGCCGATGCCGTTGCTCGTCGCTTATCAAGTGGGGCGATGGCAGGGGAATCAATTTTAGATGCACTTGGGCATGAAATTGGTCACGCGCTCGATAAAACTGCTGAATATCAAAATCTTACCGAGCAGATTCGCACTGAACTGTTTGGCAGGAAAATAACAGCACCTGACGGAAGGACAATTCACGCCGAAGAAGGACTTTACAAGCCGTCAGACTTGCTGGCGATGATGGCTCGTTATTTTGACCCGAAGGGCGAAAAAAGCGATGAGCAGATAATCAACGAGCAGCGCAGCTTGGGGTTGCGCGACAAAAATGGCAATTTAAAGATTGAAGATGCCATTGAATATATGCAGTCCGAAATCATTGCTGATATGGTCGGGCTGTCGTCAAACGACGTTGCGCTTCGTGAGGCTGGAGCAACAGAAATCGTTTTGGATTGGGTTAAAACGAAAACGAAAAACAAACTTGTCAACAAGGTTTTAGACTCACTGAGCGGAGAATCACCGCAAGTTGTTGGCACTGGCATTGGCACTGGCGTTAAGTTTTTGCCTGAACAGCTAAAACGCAACAAGCTCGCTTTAAAGACTTTAGCAGATTTAGATGGATGGCTTACTCAGGTTCAAAACAAGCCGAAAAGGACGTTGACGAAATCTGAGGTGATGGCGAACAGGGCACTGTTTAACCACTACTACAAAGACTCTGGAGCCGTTCGCACCACAATGGTAGCGGACATTGTCGATGGCAACGGGAATGTCGTTGAGCGCGTTCTGTTGCCGGATTCTGCGAAAACGAGCGAGTGGCAGATGAGCGTGGATGAAAATGGAAATACCGCTCCTGTAAAGGTTAGTGGATTCGGGGAGTTGCCTGTTGAGTTGTCCGGCAAGAGCATTCCCGATAACGGGAGAATGATTGTGCGCTCCGACGTGGTTGTTGACGCAAACGGCAAGCCAGTTGAGGTCAAGAACGTGCGAGACATTTTGTTGCAACGCTCGCAGTTGATTCGGGCCGCGCTAGAAAATGCTCCTGACGCGCAATCCGCCGATGCGATGCGTGCGAGGTCAAAAGACGGGCTGATGTTTCGTGGTCGGCTCACTCCGGCGCAGCGCAAAAACATCGAAAACCTTCCAGAACTCATCGTCCCATATTCCATTAAGCTCAAGCTATTTGCGCTTAATGACGCAATGGCGAAAAATGACGGCACTCGGATGCTCGCTGAGTACGCCGCAAGGCTTTCCGACAGCGGCAGATACGTTGACTTCTCTCCCACCATCATTGATTTCGTGCCGATTGGATTCCAGTTCTCGAAGGCTGGAAACTTCTTGGTCACAACTGTTTCAGTGAGCGGGCTGAACAGGAAGTTCGACCTGATGATGAAGCAGATGCCGTCGAGATTCTCCCTGTGGAACTACGACAAAGACTCGTTTATGGACGAGTTCACAAACAAGTATCTCGCGAATTTAGCTGCCGGAAGAAACGGGGAAATAGGACTAAGTGAAGACCCGCAAACGGCTCTGAATAAAAAGAACATCTTCAACGACTTAGTAAACGCTTTTGACGCGAACACGGAAGATGCAAATCCAGATAGAACTGAGTTGCAGCCGACTGGCTTGACGAAAGAGGAAAAGAAGGAGTGGAAGCAAAGCGACCCGAACACGGTCATTCGCTCGCGGCGTTTGGATTCATTGACGGACGTTATCGAATCGAATCAAACCAAGATGCCGTTCGATTACGGCAAGTTGAAAATCAATTTTCTGCCGGAGCAACAAAACGTCGGAGAGCGACCAGAGGTTTTGCGCGTCGAGGACGAGCGCATCACGGATGCGACTTATATCCGACCGGATGGTTCGATTTCGTTGGGCGCAACGCACTTGGAGGCGAACCCAGACGCTTCAAAAGACCCAGAGGAGCGCAACAGCGACCGCTACGGGTTTATGACGAGCACGGGCCGCGTGATTGGCCGAGCCGAGGCTTACGACATCGCAGCCGAGAACGGGCAACTCATTGCGGAATCGCCGACGCTCGAATTACGTTCAGATAACGTAGACCTCGCTTCCGAACGCAATGGGCCTGATGTCAACTTTTTGCCGAGTGGCGAGTCGGAGCTTCCCAGCGCAGAGGAACGAGCAAGCGTGCGTCGCGCTGCGCCAAAATATTCGTTGGAGACGAAGCGTCAAAACCTACTTGGTGAAGGGGAATCGAACGAAGTCATAATCCGCGACGAGTTTGGAGATGACGTTGGACGAGCCGTTTACCGCATCAACTCGAAAAATCCGAATCGGGCCGAAGTCATCAGTACGGTTGTATATCCGCATCAGCGAAATAAGGGCTTTGGTTCGTTGCTGTACGCCGAGTTGGCGTCGGCAGCAGCAGCGGATGGCGCAACAACTCTATACAGTGACGCAGTCAGCCCAATGGCTCTGCGTCGCAGGAAATCGCTCTTCAAGACGGACGTTCTCGGAGAGATGTCTGTTGGCGGGAGAAAAGCATTTGAGGCTGAGAGCTTTATAGGCAAGCCTCCAGAAAATCTCGACCGGATTGTCGCGAGCAATGGAGTTGCGACGAGCGCAGGGATTCAGTATCTGCCTGACATCATTGGCAAGCACTGGTCTGCCAATGATTTTGAAGAACCTGATGTTCGTAAGTATGGCGGGACATCGTTCGGATTAGTTTGGGGCTGGGGATTTTATTCCTCAACAATGGAGAATATTCCAGAGTCGTATCAGCTGACCCAATCGCAGAAAATTAATGCAATTCAAGACCCAAAAACCGAGCTATATTCAATTGTAAAAATACAAAGAGGCGGAGCGGAAACCATATTGGCAAAGGGCTTAAACAAAGAGGATGCCGAAGAGATTACGCAAAACCTCAAGGAGAAAAGTGGATACTTTTACAAGTTTAAGGTAAAAAACGAGGAATTGTACATGGATGCCAATAAGGGCGTGTATGAGCAAACACCAGAAATTCAAGGCGCACTAGAAAAAATTATTAATTTATTGGCTAAAAATGATGAGCTTATAGACGGAATGGGAAGGCCGATATCTGCCAAGCAGTTTAAAGATAACGCAATTGAAAACACAAGGCTTATTTATACTGTTTTAGCCGCAAATGAATATACCACCAAAGACATCGTAAGGCGTGAATTTAGCAATATTGCAAACGGGCGAGCTTCAAAATTATTTAAACTTTCTCAAATTGAAAAAGCGTCGAGACTTATTGTTGAACAAGAGCAAATGAGCAGCCATGAATACGCTTCGCGACTGCTTAATACTCTTGGAATTGAAGGTATAAAATACAACACCCCGCCTAGAGGTCTTTTAAATATATATCAAAGGAAAAAAGAGCTTCCAGTAGAACAGCCAACTCGCGGATTCAATTATGTAACCTTTGCGCCAGAGACACTTACGCTCGAAGGCAAAGAGCAGTCATTTAACATTCGCGAAGCCCTTGGCGAAAAGGGATATCAGGCCGGACTGAACTTTTTGCCATCGACGGAAAACACTGAAGAGAGGCGTTTTGAAAAAACGCAGGACGCTTTGGCTGGCGTGCCGCGCAGGGCTAGGCCGGAGCAGATTCTCAAAGCGTTGACAGCGAGCGGTATATCCGAACAGGAGATAAAGCTGCGCGGCATCAACAGTGCGATGGAAGGCGCAATGGACGCAAATGGGTATGTGTCTCGCGACGAGCTTTTGAATGCGATGCAGGTTGAGCGTCAGAGGGAATTGGATAATGCCTATGCTGTAAAGGTTTACGAATCTTCAGACGCTCCGGCATTTCAGGCCAGCGTGCAGGATTCAAATGGGGAGCAGGTAATCGTCCGGATTGAGGACAGTAACAATGCGTCTGTCATCAAATCGGTTGAGCCGGATTCGCTCGAAACCACTGCGAGCGTGAATATTACACGCACAAAAGATGGCAAGTTCATCGTGCTTGATGAGAGCAACAAGCCGTTGCTTTTGAAGCGCAACGATTTGCGGTTCGACGGCCAACAGAATGCCTTTGAATTCGCGTCGGAAGAAGAAGCGCGTCGTGCAGTCGCAACGCTGGAGAACGCACGGGCTGACGCGCCCGTGGAGCCGTCTGAACGTGCTGTTGGAGTCCCAGAATTCAAGGTGGCAGTCAACGCTGCAATCCGCGATGGCAACAAGGCAGTCGAGTGGTCGTCCACTCAGTCTCCGGACGCGATTGACGCTTACGTCGGGCAGTGGGGCGGGAAAGCGGAGCGCACTGCCGAGGGATGGCGCGTCGAGTTGCCGGAGGGATTGCTTCGCGACGCAGAGCAGTTTGGCACGGTGCAGTTTTTGCCTGAGCGGTCTGTTGCTGTCGTTCCAGAGCGATTCTTCGGCTCGGAAACAGACAACAGGCTGGACGTAACGACTGGCCGGATTCGCAGGTACGCTGGCAGTCCAAACTGGGTTCAAAAATTCAACGTCACCGAGTACGTCGCCGGAGGCAAATTCTTCGATAGCGTTACAGGAGAAGACCTTACAAATCGACCTGTTGCATCGACTGGGATTTCAGTCAGTGGTGGCAAGCCAAAAATGACAGCGATTGACGACGCTCCCCCAGCCACTGCAAACCTCGGCAACGTGCGTCGCAGCAACCTGTTCAAGCAAAGTGCTGGCTGGCAATGGGTTTCAGAAAATCCTCCGAAAACTGAAACGCTTATCTCTCTGGAAGGTAGCGGGTTATTTAAAGACAGGTCTGACAAACACGCCTACGCGCTCGATTTGACTTTTGAAAATGGAGCCGTGTTGCAGTCGTACCCAGCGAAGCCGAACGAGCCTCGACTGCGTCCAACTGGCAACGGGGATGTTGTTTTTGGGCCGGAAGTGGGTCGCATCAAAACGAGCGGAGGCAAAGAGCATCCGGTGTACGGATGGGCGCGAGTTGTTGCTCCAGAACGCACTGGAGTGCAGTTCCTCCCCGAAGATGCAAGGCGCAGGGACGAGGAGTACCGCAAAGCCGTTGACGCAAATGACACTGAAACGGCTGGACAATTGGTAGAGGAGGCCGCGAAGGCTGCTGGGTACACAATCAAAGCGTATCACGGGACGCGCAACAAAGATTTCACTATCTTCAAAACAGGTGATTTAGGGCATCATTTCGGGCTTTCGCTTGACCAAGTTTTTGGGCCTTACGGTAGGTTTAGCGACACGCAACGCAATCAAGTTAGGTTGGTTGAGGCTTATCTAAATATTCAAAACCCGCTTGAACTTACAGATAGGGGTTACTGGAGTGGGCCGTTGACCGTTCGAGAAGTAAACGAAAAAACAGGCTCAAATCTTTCTGAAGAAGGTTCAACTGCAGGGGATATTCAGGCAGCTATTAAGCGTGCTGGTTATGATGGCGTAGTTTACGAAAACCTCCACGAAGGCGAAGAGGGAGGCACGGCGATGATTGCCTTCAATCCCAACCAGATTAAATCCGCCGAGCCCGTAACTCGCGATGCTGACGGCAACGTCATCCCCTTGTCGCAGCGGTTTAATCCTGAGCAAGCAGGGATTCAGTTCCTTCCAAGCGTAACAACCGACGTAAGCGACTCGGAAACAAAGCAATACAAGATTATTCTTGGAACAAAAGCTGGCGAGTATGGGTTCAGCCTCTCGCGATTGTCGAACCTGTATAAAAACAACGAGGCGTTTGCTTTTAACCAACAAGCAATCACTTTAGGAAAAGAAGCAGAAAAGGCTCGTAAGGAACTGGTTACAGCGCAAAATAAACTGCAAAAAGCGAACACATCAAGCGATTCCACAACGATTGAAAAGCTATCCGGCGAGGTTGATTCGCTTCAAAAGGAATTCGATACCGCGAATCAAAACCTACAAAAAGCCATAAGCGAACGCTCTACTACTCTCTTGCAAAATATTGCGAATGAGAAAGATGCGGATAAGCTCGCTACGTTGGAAAATGAATATCAAGACCTTCAGGGCTTTGTTCAAACGGCTGAAATGCCGATATTTAGCTCAACAAAAAATGTTGTTGGCAAAAAATTGGTTGAAAAGGCTGAGTCAAAGTTTGAGTCCGACTTCCAACGAATCACAATCGCTCCACCGTTTACTCTGCCTTCAAAAAGTGGACTCGTTGACCAAGATGCCATCGCGGATGGCGTTCAGAGAAAAATCTTTAACTCTGGCAGCTTTAGGAACTTGCTGATTGATTTCTTTGGAGAAGATATTGGCGGAAGGCTGCAAATTGTTAATAACGGGCACGGAACATGGCTTGGTGGTCGCGAGCGAAATGTAGAGCTAGTCTTGCCGAAAGATGTTGTACGCACTCCGGAACTAGACGCTAAACTCAAATTATTTGTCTCTGCAATGGGATTCGGAATGGCTCAAGATGCTGCAATCCTTTACAGACCAAGACTTGGCAACGAAGAGAAAACGGACAATGAAAGTACTCAGTATTATGTTTATTCCAAAACGCCGATGACCAAGGCGAAGGCGAATAAAATAATGCAAAAGGCCGAGGGCTTAAAAATTGAATCGCCAGACGGAAGCGTCGAATACGTTGACTGGACGCTATTATCGACAGGGAATGGTTTCAGGCTCATGTATTGGGGGGAAAACCAAGAGGGATTTGAGGCTAAACTTGAGGAACTAAGAAAATTAATTGGCCCAGACGCAGTAATTGAAGAAAGTCCAGTAGAATCAGAACTTTATGACACCCAAACAGAATTCGCACAATCCGGAGAAAAAACCGTCGAGAAAAGTTTATCCGCGCCTGTCGGAGGACAGTCCCTTTTTGCGAGAATTATCGATTCGGTTTTCAAGCCCTATGCAAAAATCGTTACAGCAGCAGGATACGAATTCCAATACGGGGACTGGCAAAAACGATTTGGACTCTCTGACCAAACAGTAGCTGCAATTCGCGATGAATTGTATCCAAAAAATGGGAACCAAATATCTGTAAGGAAGCTATTTAAAAACCCCGAACAGCTTGGGGTTGCTCCCGAAATCACCAAAGATGGGAAGGAGATTGCCTTAGACGAAAACGGCAACCCGAAATACAAGCTGACCGTCAACGAAATGATTCAGAAGCTGCAAGGACGCACGCAACAAGCGGGTGTCATTGCAGAGGATGACTTTTCTGAAAGGGCAAAAAAGATTCTTTCGCAAGCCATTGCAGATGAAGTGGATGGTCAAGTCGAGCGTGCAACGCTTGGACAAGGTGCTGCGATTAAAGCTGTTGGGTGGTACAACGAAGTGATTCGGCGGATGAGGCAGATTTACGCCTATCCTGAAATCGAAGAGCTTGGGGAGATGGACAAGTTCCGATTCCTTGACCCAAATGCAGCCGAATACGACCCGATAAAATCGTTGGTATTTGATATCGTTCTGGGCGCGACATCGCAGGGCAACAACGTGTTTGAAAACGCAAAGATGGCAGTCCGCATCATGCTCATGTACATGAACGGAAGCACTTTGAGAGAAGCTACAAAAAAACTCAGCGGCAGCTTTGGCGACAAAACCGTTGCGATTGAGGACAATATAAATAAAGCGGAGTTTTTATTGAATAGTATTGGCCCAGAGCAACTTGGGAAGCTGTTCAACGAAGTCAAGACCATCAGCGAGTGGGAAGATTTGTTAAAAAATGACTTGAGGTTGCAATGGAAGGGCAAGCCACTTGAATTTGCAGGACTTGCAAAAGGTCAAAAAGCTACTGGCTTTTTTGTGTTCGGCCCG